TACGTCAATACTCGTAAAGAGACCACAATCCGCATTGACGAGATGACTGTGGACTTGCTAGACCCAGCAGTACCAACCGACACAATGATTGGCTTGGACTACTTCGACAACCTACAGATTACAAACGTGACCCAAGAAGGTTCAACGATTGTGAAAACCCTGCAAGCGCAAGGCTTCGCATGGGATATAACACCCAACAAGATGACCGTATCTATAACAACACTAGAGCCCATTCTAGATTGTTTCATTATAGGCAGCTCGACTTACGGTATAATCGGACAATCAACTCTGAGCTACTAGGAGCAACATGGCAACCTTTCCAGTCACCACAGGCGACGTACTAACAGCGGCAATCTATAACTCGCTGACCGCCTTTACAGTAGGCTCAGACCAGACAGCGGACTACACCGCAGTCCTAGCGGATCAGTACCAAGTCCTAGTGCCTATGAACAAGGCAACAGCAGTAGCTTTCAAGATTCCTACCAACGCCTCAGTAGCGTTCCCAGTAGGCACAGCCATAACAGTCCTTAATAAAGGCGCAGGAGCAGTAACAATTTCAGCCGTAACCTCTGGAACTACCACAGTCCTTTCAGCAGGTGCAGTTGCAGCTTCTCCAACCTTGGCACAATACAAGACAGCGGTTTGCATCAAGACTGCAACTGATACTTGGTATGTCGTAGGGGCAGTTGCTTAATGCTCAACGTAATTGCGGGATTACAAGGTACGCCTTTTGTTGCACCTAACCTGACTATTGAATATCTCGTAGTCGCAGGCGGCGCAGGCGGCGGTGGAGGACTTGCAGGCGGCGGTGGCGCAGGCGGTTTAAGAACTGCAACAGGTTACTCATGCAATCCATCAACTAACTACACAGTCACAGTCGGTGCTGGTGGTGCTGGTGCATTCGGTACAGGCTCTCGCGGCACAGCTGGTGTTAACTCAGTATTCGCAACAATTACTTCATCTGGTGGTGGTGGCGGTGCTGGACAAACTGGCGGACAAACAGCCGCAACTGGTGGCTCTGGTGGTGGTGGTACTTACAGCAACACGGCGGGAGCAGCAGGCAACGCAGGTTCTTATTCTCCAGTTGAAGGTTACGCAGGCGGCAACGGCGTTGCTTCTGGTTCTAACTATGGCGGTGGTGGTGGTGGCGGTGCATCAGCAGTTGGTGTTGCGGGCTCATCAGTAGCAGGTAATGGTGGAGATGGAACAGCATCTTCAATTTCAGGTTCTTCTGTAACTTACGCAGGTGGTGGTGGCGGCGGTGCGCAGCAGCCAATGACAGTATCCGCTGGTGGTGCTGGTGGTGGTGGTATCGGTGGTGTTCAATCTGGAGCAGGTTCAGATGTAAGCCGACCAACTAGCGGAACAGCAAATCGCGGCGGCGGTGGTGGTGGAGATGGAACTTCTGATCCAGCCAACCAAGCAGGTTCAGGCGGTTCTGGAATTGTTATTCTTAAGTATCCAGATGCGTACACAATTTCTCAATCTGGGCTCACATTGTCTACAACAAGTTCTAGTGGTTACAAGATTACAACTGTAACCGCTGGTACTGGAACTGTGAGTTGGACATAATGGCACACTACGCATTTTTAGATGATTCAAACATTGTCACAGAAGTCATTGTTGGTATTGACGAAACTGAACTAATTGAAGGCAAAAGCCCTGAAGATTGGTATTCAGAATTTCGTGGTCAGCGTTGCATTCGTACAAGTTACAATGGCAATATTCGTTACAATTACGCAGGCATAGGTTATACATACGATCCAATCGATGATGCTTTTATTGCTCCAGTTCCATGCGAGCATGACGAACTACTTTTAAATAATGAAAAGCGTTGGGAGTGCTCCAATGAAGCACACACCTTCTCTGTGTAAAGCTGGACAGCAATTAAGGCTTCAAGTCGATGATGAATTTCCAAGCCGTTCTCGAGCCTCAGACGGGTGGGTCGCAGATGCGAGACACGTTAAGGCTGGTACATCTGATCATATACCAGACCCTCATAGCGGAATCGTTCGGGCAATCGACATTACAAGGCATCTATCTGGAGCAAAAGAGCCAGACCTCATGCCTTACCTTGCAGACCAGATTCGTCTCGCAGCAAGAAGCGATAAGCGCATTGCTTACGTCATCTTCAATGGTCGAATCGCATCGTCTCGCTTGGGCTTTCGCTGGAGAAAATATCGCGGAAGCAATCCGCACGTCCATCATTGCCACGTTTCTTTCACTAAGAAGGGCGATGCAGATGGCTCGTTCTTTAATATCCCGATGATAGGCGGCACAGCATGAATATGAAAAACCCAGTAGTTCTCACAGCAGGAGCGTTCCTCTCAGCGTGGGCAGCTTCTAACTTTGAAGCAGATTACCGCTCAATCCTTTGGGCAGTCCTAGCAGGCGTATTCGGTTACGCAACTCCTAAGAAGTGAGCGCGCAAGACCTTGCGGCGTGGGCTGTTGCGGTTGTTACAGTTCTTGGCGGCGTGGCAACGTTCACGCAGTTTATGATTAAACACTACTTGGCTGAACTAAAGCCTAACGGCGGCTCTTCAATGAATGACCGCCTAGTGCGTGTCGAAGCAATGCTGGAGCTACTTACTAAGGGAAAATAAAGTATGGCAAGGAAACGACCAACCATCGACCTAGATACTTATTCTGCGCTTGATGCTTACGCAATAGCACTCAACGAGTATTACAAGTCACTGCGAAGAGCAGGGTTCTCAGAGACTCACGCCTTCTGGATATTGGCAGATCGTGAATCCTTCCCTGATTGGATAATTCCTAACCTTCCCAATCGCATAGATAATATTCCCTATGATGACGAGGACGACGATTAAAAGAATCGTAATACTTTCGGACTTACAAGTCCCGTTCGAGGACGTACACGTCACTCGCAATATAGCAAGATTCCTCAAGACCTTTAAGCCAGACCAGACTGTAACTATTGGTGATGAGATTGACTTCCAGACTATTAGCAAGTGGTCAGAAGGCACACCTCAAGCCTATGAGCAGAGCCTTGGCGATGACCGAGACCGCTGCGTTGATCTCTTATGGGAGTTAGGCGTTACCGACTGCATTAGGTCTAATCACACAGACCGCCTCTACAACGTCATCATGAAGAAGATACCCTCTTTCCTATCTTTGCCAGAGCTGCGCTTTGAGAAGTTCATGAAGTTCGACGAGCTTGGCATTACCTTTCACAAGAACCCTATGGCTATCGCTCCCAACTGGATTGCAGTCCATGGCGACCATACACCCATTAAGAACCTAGGCGGGCTCTCAGCCCTTGAGGCAGCCCGTAGGCATGGGAAGAACGTCATCTCAGGACATACTCACAGAGCAGGGCGTAGCGCCTTCTCAGAGGCCTCTGGAGGCCGTTTAGGGCGTGTTCTGCATGGTGTTGAGGTTGGTAACCTTATGGACTTTAAGCAAGCCTCATACACCAAGGGAACGGCTAATTGGCAGCAAGCCTTTGCCATCATGTACGTCAAGGGAAGCAACGTGCAGGTGGACATTATCCACATTGAGAAGAACGGCACGTTCATCGTACAAGGCAAGGTCTATGGAAGGGTTCGCTAGACCAGACTTTGGAGACGAATCAGTCGATGAAATCGTTATCGTTTCGTTATCTAAATTGGGTGGTTGTTTAGCTCGAATGGTTTAAAGTTCTTCTTGTAGGCAAGTTGCTTACGGGAAAGGGCTAAATGAATTCAGATCACATCATTATGGCAGCGCTCGCTTTGGGCGGTGTTGTTGGCTTCCTTTGGGGTTATTCTCAAGGACACGAACACGGCAAGATTGCAGGACGTATTGCTTTACGTCGCGAACAGCGCACATTGGAGCAGGTGGGTCGATGAATGCTAGAGACTACCTCAACGAAGCGCGAGCTACTATCCAAGACCGAGGACTTGATTACGGCCACCCTAGCGACAATATGCAAAGGACAGCCTCACTCTGGAGCGCATACCTCGAAATGCCAATTAACGATTATCAGGTGGCAATGTGTTTGGCATTGGTCAAAGTCGCAAGAAGCATGGAGACTGCAAAGCCAGACAATTACATCGACGGCGCAGCGTATTTTGCAATAGCAGGACAACTACACACCGAGGAGAATGACCT